TCATCAGCTCCAGTGATATATTGTAGACGTAAACTAGGTTTTTTAGAATTATAATATTGAGCTAAGTCAGTTCTCATCTGATGCACTCTAGGCATCAAGTTATCTGAGTGTTGTATAAAGTATTGTTCTGTCTGAGCATAAGAAGCATTAGATGCTTGTTCCACCCCTGTAGCAGTTTGTTGTTGAGCAATCTGCATACCCATCCTTTGTTGATTCAACCCAATAACTTCAAAAGCTTGAGTTTTAAAATATGTAGCTAATTGTATCCTAGATAGTAAACGTTGAGTTTGTTCTAAGTTCAACACTTGATAGTGCTGAAAATTAAGAGCATTCTCTGTATTAGTGATACTAGTGTCTAAAGGAAGCATTTGAAAGTTCTTCATAGCTACATAAGCTTTAGCTAGATTGTTCTTACCCCAGTCTTCTCCCAATGAGTGACGTGGTAGGGCATTCTGATCTAACATAATAACTGTACCTAATTCATCCACTAGAATATCTGCTATCTGATTATTTACAATGTTATAACCAATCTGGAATGGTTTCATTAAATCTACAAGAGATACTGAACGGGTATTTCTATCCCCAAATACAGATCCTTCTACAGGAAGTTTGCATCCATAAACTGTAGCATCCCCTTTAAACTGAAAAGGTACACGTCCAGGTCTACCACCATTAAGTCCTAAATATATAGGATTTATACCTCCAGGGTTATTCATACCCCAGAAAGCTGGTCTGTTAGGTCCAATCTTTACACCACCCCAAACTTCATTAATCCATATCCAATCTATATGTTCTCCAAATACTAAATTATCTTTAGTATTCTGTTTCCATATAGAATTATCATATTGTGGTTTGTCTGTAACCTTATATTCTTCTGATATAATATCTTGTATAATATCTCCTTCTGTAGTTATCTTAGTAAGGTGCCCAACTTTTCTTTGACTCTTCCAATAGATAGTTGATACTCTAAGCATATAACTTTTACCAAAATCTTGCAAGTCTTCTGAGTCTGAAAGTATCCACTGTACAATATCTCCAAATTGACTTCCAGCATCATATAAAGACGTAAACTGTCTATACCCCAAACTAGGCATTTGTGTATTCCATTCATGAGTTCTCTTTGGGTCATAATAGCTTCCATCATTTTGCATTCCTTGTATAGCATATCCAGCTGAACGTGCAGGATATATAGCTTCTAAAGCTTCTAATTGTTGATCATTCATCATCCATCCATACTTATCTACAACATCTGATATAGACATCATATCTAATTTACCCACCCAATTACCTTGGGATACATAACGTACATCAGGACTTTTATGGTAGAAAGTAAGTAGGGGATTCCATAGTTCCACCTCATAATCATCTTCCATCATATTAAAATGCCAGAACTCTCTATCTGTAATAAGACTATCTCTAAAAGCTCTTTCTTCTAATTCCTGCATTCTAAATCTTTCTTCATCAACTTTCATTTGATGATCAGCCCATTCTTCAATCATTGATCTATAATCTTTCTTAAAGAACTGTTCTATTTCAGGAAGGCTTTTAAGTTTTTCAGGATTTAATTGTTGTTGAGCTTCTTCACTAGATGGATCTAACCCCATCTCCATTATAGTAGCCATTTGTTTTTGTTGAGCCTGTTGTAATAACACCTTCTCAATCATTCCTCTCTTCTCTTCTAACATCTCATTATATGACATGTCATCAACAGCTCTAAACATTATTCTTGAACTTCTTTTAGAAAATTCATTTGTAAGAACATTAATTACATTAGGAATAATAGGATAGAATTTAAGCTCAAATGCTGATACATCTTCTTTAGTGAGTGTATCAATAAGATCAGCCATCTCATTATCTTCTTCTACAATATAATCTTGTTTATCAATAATACCTTTAGCTAATTTATAATTCTTCATTAAACGTCTAGCATTACGTCTAAGTTGTTTCATACCCTGAAACTCTAACCAGTCAAGATTCCATGCTCTCCATTGATCATCCTTTTCTTTTTCTGGTACAAACTGAAATGGTTGTATAAGAGTACCCATCTTGTTGTACTCAACTTTAGCACCTTTCTTCAGCTGTAAAGCATTATATATTTGCATGATTATTAATTAGTTATAGTGTAAAATATTTCTGTAATAGAAGATGTAGTATTTGAATATACAAATTCACCAGCATATACATCTGAAAGTGTCATAGTGTATTCCATTATCTTATGTTTTTAAAAGGATTTCTAGATGGTCTCATCATTGATGACCCTGCTCTACCAGTCCCCATATGTTTAAAGGGGCTATAGTTTAATTTACTAAATTTTTGTGAGTTATCCAAATGTATATTTGTAACTTCTGTACGTTTAGACATTCCTCTGTTAGATTGTTGTACTTTAGCAAAAGCTACAAGAGAACAAAATGCTACAAGTCTATCCACGTTTAGACCATCTTGATACATCTGCATTTCTTTTAATAACATAGGATCAGGGATTCTTTCCACTCCATATATTATTTTTATTATGTTTCCATTTACATCTGTTTCATGATCAAGTTCCTCTTGTAGATACTCTATACCATAGGAAAGAATATTTCCTTTAAAGAGTGTACCAACGTTTTTCCAACCATATTCTTGGAATACATTTCTGTTAGCTCCAATATCTTTTAAGAATAACACCATGTCTTTTGGTACCAAATACCTTTGCTTTCTTTGAGAAATCATGTATTGTATAAACAAAGCTACGTTGTTCTCTACAAGTGTCCAGGCATTATACCATTCTATAAGTATTTCTAAACGTTCATGTGTTTTTTTAATATCATCAAATCTACCACACCAGCTTGCTACTATTCCATCTCTTTCTATATGACTTTTAACATCTCCATTACCATCATCTTTTATAATCTCTACAGGATTTTTGTATACATATATAGAACATAAAGAATCTGATGTATTTGTTTTACCCTCACTCACTGGATCCACACTGGCATAGTACATACCAAAAGTTGGATTCTTACATGGACGTTCATAAACACATATAACTCCTTCTTTATCTTCAGCTTTTTTATTAAAAGGAAACTCCATAATAGGAGCTTTTCTAGAAGGTTTGTCTATAATTTTTCCTTCATCATTTCTTGTAAGTTCCAGATATTCAACACTATATGTTTTTTCTTCTATACGTTGCATTTGTTTAGAAACCAAGTGAGGAGGAAATACAGATTCTTTTCTTGTAGCAAAAGCTTCTTCTATATTAGTGGGTTTCTGAGATATACGTAGTTGGTACTGATCTGGGGGTAAGTCTTTATACCACTGTTTCCTTTCTTCTATTATAGCCTCTAAAGCTTCTTTAACCAAAGAGTTACCAGCTTCATCTATATAAGGAGGCATACTCCATTGTTCAGGAATAAACAATCCTGTTTCTCCAATGGTTCCTTTACTGTCTATTAGATTAGTTTTAACAGCAAACATTCCATATCTGTGTGGGAACAACATCATACTCTTTAAAGGCTGACATTGTTCTAGATCACCCACAGATCCTGCTGCTATAAATGTACCAGTGGTCACCATACCACTCTGCATAGCTGGTCTCATAAACTCATAAGTGTCCATCATCTTAGGAGCAATACCTGCTTCCTCATGGAAGAAATAAGTTACAGGACCACCCACACCATTTGTAGGATCTTTCTCAAAAGATGTACCTGTGATGATAGACTTATTACCTTTATAAGTATCACGGTTGTTTATCCTAACTTTAATACGTTGCTGCCAAGAGAATATTTTATCTGGTTCAGATGGTCTATACCAAGCTGTATGTTCATTAAGGAAGTTTCTATATTCATTTAGCATTCTCCAAGAACCTTTCTCAGAAATGTAGTCTTTAAGGCTGGCACCTATTTTATTTACAGATCCTTCTTCAAACCAATATTGATTAATTAACTTAGCCATGTGAAAATATGAAGAAGCTATCTGACGTTTCTTTAATACAGAAATATGTTTATAAGATAGTTCTCCTAACACTTCATATAAAGCCATATGGTATTGAGTGTCTCTTACATCAGCAAACCCAAACTTTTTTATTTCTTTATTATAAATAGGTAGGAAGTTTATCCACATGTAGTAGTCTCTAGTGAGGTACCATGTTACTCCATTCTCTATAAATATCACTCCCCATCTACATTTAGCTTTTTGATCATCCCAGTAATCCATAAAGTCTTTACTCTTTAGAGGAGCTTGACAATAGAATCCATAAGATTGAAATCTTCTAGCTTCATTATTAAAATGTCTAGAAATATTTACAGTGAAATTATATCCCTCATCAGGACCAGCATCTTTAAATACTGAACGTACAAAGTCTCTAAGCTCTTCTCTATTTTGAAATGTTGTACTTCCCCATTTACCATCTGTCCATGTAGGAACTTCAGCATATAATTTGTTTGTATTAAGCATTAAGTATTTTTTCTATAAATTCTTTGTTTCCTTTAACCTTATGTAATAAATCTAATAAAGTATCTAATTCTTTACTTCTTAGTACATCAGGAGATGAAAAATCATTCCAATATTCATTATATGTTTCACGTGGAATAGCTGCCCACTGATCTCTTAAAGAGTTATAATGAAACACCCAATCTTCTAAATAAGATTTTGTATTATAAAGGGGTTCTGAATCTTGATAAGTTTCTTGTTTCATAATTTTAATTTTAA